GAACCCGTAGGTGTATACTGCCAGCGGTTGTTCCAGTATTTTTCCCAGTCCATCTTAGAGGGTGCCCTCCCTTCCACTTTGGCTCTTAAAAACACTTTACATGCCTCATCATATACTTCATCACACGATACGTCAACAACGTCAGGATTAGTACGATGCTGACGTTCTCCTTTCCAGTCTACCACGCCCACACCTCGGTTAGCTAATACATCTATCTCGAACAAGCTGCGCAAGTCGTGTTCGATGCAATTTTGCATTGCTTTGAAGTAGCGCGATGCGTGCTTTGCTGCACTAGCCCACTCCTCAACCGTGCTCGCATTCCACATGTCGGCATATCGCACACAATCACGCAGTAGTGGCGTCAGGCTCCAATACCATGCCAAGGTGCCAGCCGCAAATGCCTGCGTTGCATTAGTCATCTTTGCGATTGCTGTTGTCACCTCGTCATGCTTATCATCTCCAAATGCTGCTATTATTTCCCTTACTCTGTAGTGTGTGTGATGGTCACCAGTTATTTTGGAAGTTGGTAGTCCTATGATTCGTTTAATGTGTGTTTTGGTCGGCATCCCATGCTTACTACCTGTTCCTAAATGCAACTTTACATTCGCCAAGGACGTCGGGTCATTGTAGTAATATTGTGTAAGATTAACTACAGCGTATGATGCAATAGCCGCTTTGACATACGGTGCACCAGTAATAGTGTCATTAGTAGACATATACAGGTAACTGACCTTGCCCAATTTTAAGCAATAGCCATGGAACACCATCCCACGCCATGTAAACGAGATCGGCCCAATGTCGTCAGTTACACGTGCGCGCACAGTTACAAACACGAACTCCGCTTCTGCAAGTGACGTCATGTAAACAGTGTTCCTTTTACTTACACGGATATAACGCGGTACGTATTTATGTGTCATTACCCTATTGAACATCTTCATGCCCTTAGTCAACGTGTTCTCATCCTCATATGTTACTATTGTTACGTCACCAGTGTCTCTGATATCGTTCGTTACCATCATGTTTGTATAAGTGAGCCCTCTTGCTCTGAATTGGTTACTGTCTAGTTCAAAAGGTCTGAATCCTGCGTGCTCTCTCCTCATATACATGTCATGTTCTGCGTTCACGCATCTGTCTCTTGCCCATCTGCTCCCTCCCCTTCGAGCGCCCGTTGGGGGATTTCGGGCTGCTGCTGCTCCGGTTCGACAAAATCCTGCTCACCAGAAGCTGGAGCTTCAGGCCGAGGCCTCTCGACCGGCGCGATTGTCGCGCCGACAATGCCGCCAGCTCTTACCTTGATGTTGATCTGCGGAAGAACACGGTCCTTGCGGTATACTGTTGACGCTGCGTGCCTCGAGCTGATTGCCATACCAAACTCAATAGACGTCACCGTTACAGTAAATTCGATCGTACCGCTGTGAAGTGCATCTATCACACCAGATACGCGAGTCCCGTAACTCTCGCGTTGCCTGCTGTGGACCATTATGTAATGCGTGTTGAGGAGAGCATCGTGCGTGATTGAGTTGGGCTGAATCCCGACCGTGTGTGCTGGTGACCAGGGCGTGATTTCTCGCTGACCGCCTGTCGTTTCCTTCAACGTCACATCACGGCCGAACAGCCTGTAAGCGTTAGTAATTTGTAATGCTGACTTGTAGTCAAAGGCTGTATGCAG